GCTAAAGCGGCAAATCACCGGATTCATCTAAAGCCAAGTCAAATCCGGAGGTTAGTTGAGGGGGGTGCGGAGATTCTCGAACAACGGAAGGATCGGGTGCGGTTTCGGCTGCCGAATGGAACCATTTGGGAACAACGTGATGGGAGTTACGGTAGTAACCGTTCACCACATCCATAGAGGAGAACAACTTGCTCCCTACGGCAACCATGTCCACGAAGCTGTGATCGAGATACAGAGCAACGGCCATCCGAAACCTCTTATGGCGCACGATGTGGAGCGCCTGGCTTACGTACTCATCTCACCATTCGTTACAGAGGATGGAGGAACATGGGCAGACCCGCGCTTGGAAATACTGGATAAGTTGGACTTTGTAGGTGCGAAATGGCGAGTACGGATAACCCGACCGTTCACCGATTGAAGGGAATATGGGGAGTACCAAACAAAGGAGAAGCTATGAGCCAGCCCAAAGAATTAACATATTTTGGCGCCTTACGCAAATCCCCAGAAGGTAACACGTTCCTCGACAGTCGAAGCATTGCAGTACTGCCGGCTGCGGTGGAAGATCTGTTGGCCCGGGAGAAGAAATCGGTTCCCGTGGCATACGCCATGTACCCTGTTGTGCGAATTGTACAGCTTCGGGTCAGGATAGTAGACGAGGAGCTGGAGTAGGAGGGTAGTATGAAACAGATGGTGATCACCTGCGACGAGTGTGGGAAGGAACGGAAGGAGACAAACCACTGGTTCATAGTGGTCGAATGGAAGGAGATTCAGTGGGCACTCACGCCCAAACCGAAATCCCCACAGCCGACATTGGCGCTAATGGTAATGCCGATGGTGTCGGCTGAAACCGGTGATTCAGAAGGCTTCGAGTCACTCAACCCGAAGCACATCTGCGGTCAGGACTGCCTCATGAAAGTGGTGTCCCGGTGGGCCCAAACCGCTCATGCACAGGGAAAGGAAGACGATCAATGACTGTAGGAATGTTCGATACCGAGTTTCCAGCGGCACCCAGAAATGCATCATTCCTCATCCTCCCTCGTTTGAGGAGTGATGAACCCGCAGTGCTGCAGGCTTGGGATGAGTTTTGTTCTAGGTTGCATGAAATCCAAAAGGATTCCGATAAGTCAAAAAGGAGAGACGCATGAGGAAAGTAACAGAGGAAGTGATAAAGCGAGTGCGCGCAAACCCAGACAAGTTCATTCAGCCAAAAACGGATAAGGATTGGCAAGAGCTGGTAGACACCTGGGCTGATATTGCTGTAGCGTGGAGAAGGTCTGCCCAACGATGGTACTTCGCTTGGTTTTGGACCTTCCTAGGTCTGCTGGTCGCTGTTGGGTGGGTACTATGGGGAAAGTAGCGTTGGGTGGAAAGGTAGTGGCTCGCGGTGACCATTGGGTCATCTGTCGAGGAAGAAGGTACTGGAATATCTGGATAGGAAATCCCTTTTCAGTAACCCAGTACCAGCTTCCATTGAAGGACAAATCCTTGGACGAACTGGTCTCCCAAATCAACAATGCCCAAAAGAATGCCAAACGACGGTGGAAGCGGCTTCACCCATTGATCCCGTGGGAGGACGGTTCTTAGCCGAACTTGGGAAATCTCCGCTCTAAGCCATTCCTAAATCAGCCCGTGGGTAAAGGTACATCGGAAGGGCGTAAGATGGCTTAGAGCTGACGAGATTTGCCGGGATTGGTGTTTTAGCCCGTATCCAACCTGTGAGAATCCACTAACGAGAACCTTGAATGGACGCAGCCTGAAGGGTTGCCCGGATTTGGTCAAACGCGGCATGGGGGTCATAGTCATCCAAGTCCTCCCCATAGGACAACTTCCTCAGCGATGGAAACACAGCCTCCGGGACCAACCGATGTTTCCCACCCAACGCGGCTACAGCCTCAATCACCCGGAAAAACCGAAAGTCCCACATGCGCTGCTCCTCCCTCCATTGCCGGATGAGGAGGAACAGCCCACGTGGCGTCAATCTTCCGAGCTGGTTTCCAGTGAGCCCAAAACTTCCGCATCCGAAGGCCCAAACACTTCCCCACCATTCTCGGGAGCTGGTTTTGGGGCCTCCGGTTGAGGAGGGCGGTCCGAAGAGCTTTCCTGCGGCGCATCCATCTCCTCGGCATTAGGAAGATTCTCGGCGCTCCCAGTAAGTACTTGCGGTACCAGTCTGGCCATCGTATCCACATCCACCAACTTTCCGAGCTGGTGGAGTTTGTACGGCCAGATGGGTTCATCGTCCGGCCCGTAGTAGTGGAGAGCCGCCCACAGGAAGGCACGAAAGTCCTTCATACTGATACGGCGGAACACTCCTAGCGGATCTTTTGAGTCCTCCTCCACGGTCGCCTTCACCGCCTCTTGGAGGTCACCGATGTAGTCCAGAAAGAACTTGCCGGTGACCTCCTCGAAGGCGCTGAACGTGTTCAAATCGAAGAAGAGTTTATGCTGTTTTCCTTTCAGCGTGATTACCAACGGCTTGTTGGTTGGATTCACAAATACCTCCTTATGTCTGCGCTGTGGAAATCTCACCAGTGATGGTCAACTCGATCGTAACCTGCCGTACATTGTCAACAGGCAGGTCAAACGCATGTCCGGTAACGAAGGCCGCATACTCCAACTCACCCGCGCTACCGGATAGAACTGTCTGGAAGTTCCTTTCCGTCAGCGCAATCAAGTCAGACCACATACCTGTCGCAAACGCATGTGTTGCGTCCTCCGCGTCGTAGTTGATGGGGAAGCTGATGGTACCCGGGTCAATCAGGGTCGCCAGCTTCTCCATCCAATTCCCGGCCGTGGAATGCGTGGTAACGTCTTGAACCGTTACCGACACAGAAGGTCCAGAGATGCTGCGGACTTGTCCAATGGTGGTAAACACCTCTGGACTCGCCCCATCCCCGATCTTCTGCAACGTACCCTTAGCAGATCCAATAGCCATAGTCTATTACCTCCTTCTTGTTTTGTGTCGCTCTAAGCTGCGTATTCCGGCAGCCTGGAGAACCCGCTCTTGCTCACTCAGCGTGGAAGCAGCGGAAACCCTTTCAGCCAACCGGTTACGTTCCTCTGTGTCTAATGCGCTGATCTGGGCGCGGATGCGTTCCCTCTCCTCTTGGCTTACCTCGATGGGTTGCCCGTAGGCGGGCATCCGGTTCCGAACAATCTCAATTGCTCGGACTGCCTCACGTAACGTTTCCAGATTACGTGCCAGTTCGTGTTTGTCAACCCAAGGAACCTGGCGCACCATAAAGTCCATCGCACGCTCCACTCGGAATACTTGGGTACAAACGTCAACTATGATCGCCAGATTCTTCTCTGTCGGCGGGATCGGTCCTCGTGCCTCCAAACGAAAGTTCTTGAGAATCGTTCGGGCCGTGTGAAGAGCCGGTGCCGATATCTTGTAATTGTTCCGGGACATAAATCTCTCCTTGTGGATCTAGTGGCTCACCCTTGGCATCAAACAATGTAGGTCCACCAACACGGGCGGATTTCTTTCCATGAATGACCTTCCAATGTTTGACTACCTCTACTGGGTCATGCGCATCAAACCCGCAGTCAGGGCACTTGTACCTCGTCTGCCCTTTCCAAGTAAATGTGTCCAGGTCTTTCATACTCATCGCTTACTCCATCCTTCCCATATCCGTTGAACCCACCCACCACAGGCGTCGGGTTTAGGATCACCGTGGAAACAAACAACCTTACATCCTTCGGACGGTCCCTTAATTGAATGAATACGGTAACTACGAATCCATCGTTGGGGAAAGTAGTCGGCAAACGGTCGCGTATTCGGCCACCGGCATTCCTCCATCTGTACTTGGTACAAATAGTCCTGGTCTCCATGGAACTGTTGCATGACCTTTCCGCGAATCGCCTGAAACTTCTCCCATACCCACCCGCGAGTACCCGCATCCAGAACCATAACCGCACTGGCGGTCCGCCAAGGCTTCTGGAAGTCGTGGTGCATAGCGAACTCACTGGGGTATTCGACCAGGGCAGTCAAGTCTCCAACTATCACCACGTCCAAATCCAGGTAAAGCACGCGTCCAGTAATTTGCCCGAATGCCCCACGCGGATGGAACAGATCCATTTTGGCCCACCAGCCCGGAGGAATCGACTCGGACAAAGGGATGGTTTCACAACCAACGCCAACAGGGTTGTCGGTCGCGCACACAAACTGAAACGGCATCGCCATATGGGAACTGACCATCCGATGAAGATAGTTGACGTATGCCGCTGAATAGCGAGTGCCCCATTTTACACAACAGACAGTTATCATCAGACTACCCCAAACAGATCCAACCCTTGAAACTTACCACGTCCGTACAGGTTTACCAGCCGTCGGCACTCATCAGATTGCCAGCACCCTTTGAACCGTGTATCGACTTTAGCCCAAAGACCGCCATAGCCTTGATACCACTCGGGTGGAATAGGTTGCAGTTGAATACCAGTCTCGTCAACTGTTGCTGAATACTTCCTGTCCACCCTTTCCACGGGTTCCCGACCAGGCCAACGAACAATCTCCATCATCTTGTACCAGGCCTGTTTTGCTAACAGTCGCGGCCAAACCGCATGCTGAAGATGCAATAGTGCCCCATCAGATTTGGCGATAGGTCGATGGTAGTCATCGGGGCCCACTCCAAATGGGTGACGGTGATGGTGATCGTACCCATCCCTTGCTCTCCAATGGAACTTCGGCTGATCCACGAACGCCATACTCGCCCACTGTTTGCTCCACTTTCCATCTACCCGAACCTTATCCAGACCGCGCCAAAGGTGCGCCCAGAACAACTGCATAACGACACCGTGAGGAAGCTTCCCGATGATTTGCCGTATTTTGGGAACCAAGTTCGCGCTCAAAACCTCATCGGCGTCGATAGTGCAGACATGGGTCGCCCTGAGGCCCCTAGCATACAGCAGAAGGCGCTGTCGGTGAAGCATCTCCCTCCAAATTCGACTTTCAGACTCACGAAGGACATGAAGTCGTCCCGGATACTGTTCGACCAGACTTTCCAAAACTTGCGGAGTCTCATCTACCGAGGCATGGTTTAGTACCACCAAACTGTCCATCCATTGAAGGGCGGCTGGAATAGTACAACGGATGATCCATGCCTCACTGCGTATTGGCATAATCCCCACAATGTTCATCGCTCAACAAATCTCCAAAATAGGCCGAACGTTACTGTACACGCCGGTTGGAGGTGAGTATTGCGTTACCTCCTTATGGTATCGGAATCTTGGAATCCCCTTCGTTATTTCAATCGCACCAATGTCGTGAACGACAAAGTACTCCACATCGTCAAACAGACTCATGTCAGGTCCGCGTCGGGGACCTGGAGACTGATCCATCAAAACGACAGACCAGTGCTCCTTCCGTAGTTGGTCAATTACCTCGTAGTTTGGTGAGTGTATCAGGTGATGGTGTCGGGATCGAAACCTGGACAGTTCCTTTATCAGATCCCCATCAGACTCTACCGAAACCAGACGCTTGGCCATAGGATCGCAGATAGCGTGAAGGATGGGCGTCGAGTAGTAGCCTGCCCCTAATTCCAGCACAGGGCCTTCCGTTGCCGCAACACAAGTAACAAGGGCGGGTAGGTGGGAACCCCAGAAGTTCAAGTTTCTGTGGGCCCATAGAACCTTCTCAGGTACCTTGATCACAATCCACCTCGATTAACCAAAACCGTTTCCTTCGTCTCTGTTCCACAGTAAGCTGTAAATTTTGGCCGCGCAATCCGCTTATCGAACCCCAACCGATATGCGATGACGGACAATGCTGTCTGGTCGTGCCGATGCCCCTTGACCCTTGGATCGTTGGAACAGAACCCCGCATTGCGATCCGGCAACCCTTTACTTGTCTCGGGATCACGATGGATGTTTGTATGTGGGCCCGGAAACGTTGGCCATGAATCACACCACTCGTCAAGCAATCGGTTACATGAATCCCAATGGAAGTTCAGACCGACACAATAACTGCTAACCTCGGGAATACGGAAAGCCTCCTCCCGCGTGATTCCCAATGGCTCCAAAGACGAATCCTGGCACCATTCGCCCACGTTATAGCCATTTTCGCAAAGGTAGTACCCATATTGGGTTATGTGGTCTACCAGAGGATTGATGGACCGAATTGGGTAGAATGCAGCATCAAGGAGAATTCCAATATCAGCACCATAATCGCGTAGCGCCCGCAGCGCAAATGGTTTGGCGCAGTAGCCTGTGTAGTCTCGGCCATTGCGAACAACGTTTGCCGGCGCTTCAGGAGGGAGGGCGTTTATCCACGGGACAATCATGTACCCATGGGATACTTCATAGAACTTCTCGATCAGTCTGGCAGCGCCTCTGGGGTACCAACCCCCCAAGGCTACGACAGTAATCATAGTACCGGCCATTGATTACACCTCTTTCATAGGGTACCGAAACTTGGTGAAGTCTGGGGCGGAATGGAGGTTTACGGCACGGATGAAGTCAGGATCATCGAGTTTCCCCACCTGGATAACGGACTGATTCACTCGCGGCGTGAGCAACTCCTCAAACCCGACAAATGGCAATAACCGAAGGCAACCCGGAAGGTTCTCATACCACAGTACCTGATCAAGACGGATCTTCAATGTAAAGTCGCTCTGGCTCATCCACCGCGGATCGCTCCGATTCTCTGGGCGCAGTAAGGAATGGACGAATGCTGCCGCAGAGGATCGATCCAGTGTTTTGGCTTCAGGATGGCCGCTAGGCCAAGTCATCATAAACCGATAGTATGACAGCATCCGAGTATACGGATTGCGGATGATCGTAAACGTGAATCGATCCTTGTACTTGTCGGGGACTTGATTGGCGTGGTAAGCGTAGACATCGGTATCGCTGAGTGGTCGCCCACCATATCGCGGAAGAAAGTGCCGCTCCATCATGTTACTCGCTGTGCGAGGAATGCAAACATAGACAAAATCGGGTCCAATTGTCATTATGGCTCCTCAACCGAAACTTGCGGTGCTGGAAGCGGTTGGTGTCCTGGGAATCCCCGTGCTTTACGGTCGTTGAATAATTCTTTGGCCTTGGCCCAGTTCAAACGTGCTGGGTGAAGGTGCTGGGGCCGGCGTTTTCCCTCCCTCATCCAATGATGGTGATGCTGGAAGATGTCTGATCGGTGCCAAAGAACCCCCAATAACTGGGCTACCTCGTGTAGCTCCTCATCGCAGAAGAAATGGAAGTACTCCTCACAAAGCGGACCACGACCTCCATACATCCGCAAGGCAAAGTCCCGGCCAATCCACGCCGTATCACAGACGCGCTCACTCGAACACGTCCCGTGTTTGTCGATGCACCAACGATCCCCCGTCGGCTGCATTACACCAAACGTCCCTCCAAAGTACTTCTCGCATTCTTCAGCAACATCGTCTGGGTTCCGGTTGGGGTCTGGGTCCACGTCGTCTCCACCGATCACAAACCATGTGGCATCGGAAACTTGCGTAGCCACCGTACGGATCAGGTGATTCACGGCCGCGGGGTAACCTTTGTAGTCACCCACTATTTGGATATCAGCAAACGGGAGCGCCTGACCCGGATTACGGAACACCGCCAACATGTACCCGCGTTGCTTCCAAAGTTTCAGAGTACCTCCATTAGGCCGCGCAGATGGAATAGTGACCCAAACCCTACTCATCATAAAATCTCGTCAATGTCTACCAAAGGCCATACGCGCAGTCTACTTCTTGGCGTGGCGTTCAACACCTCGACCCCAGCCTTCTCCAGTGGCCCCTTTAATGTGTCAAATTTCGGGAGCATTACGTTCTCCATCGTTCGACGCTGCGCGTCTGGTTGCTCCTTACTTCGCGCTTTCCAGTGAACCTTCCCCTCGACAAGCCGCATATCGTAGCCAAGGAGCACAATGCGACGAGCGCCAAAATGGTAGGCAAGGTTGATAGCTTGGTATCCAGAATTCGACCCGTGCCGTAATGCGCCGGGATCTGACTCCAACCCTATCGCGCCCGTGCAACGAAGCGTCTTCACCCCATCCACTCTATCAGCGATGGTAACAATGTAGCGCCCCTGAAAGTCGCGCCGCACATACGACTGATTCCTCAGCCACCACTTCCGATCACAGAAGTACAATACATCGGCAGTGGGCAAACGTCGGTAGGCATCGTTTATGGCGATGACTCGCCCGTGAGCGGAAAGCCGACCTACGGGTGTGCTAGCGAGACTGGGACCGCAGCCCAAAACGAATACTGTTTCGCCTAGCCACTCGGGTGGAACTACCCACGTCATGATGGCTTCTTCCGAATGACTTGAAAATTGGCGGTCATGTTATGCCGATTCCGTTCATCCAAGTAATGGAGAGGCCCAGTAGCCATGGCTTGGATTTGATAAATATCGCTTGCCGTAAGATCCGCATCCTGAAGCGAGTTGAACATTTCCCACCACTTGTCATGGCATGCGGCGTAATCCAACGCTCCTGCCCTCACGCGGACTTGAATAGTCTCGATAACATTTTCACCTCCAAGGGTGTCCTGCGGCAATCCTCCGGTCGAGTACAGACTGATGACTTTGTCTTGGTCGTCCGGGCAGTAGCCGATAAAGCATTTCCATGTGCTCCCATCGACTACGCCATCAGAGGTCAACTTTGTCTTGATGATGTTTAACAGTCCCACGTCAAATCTCTCCGAACTTCCTCATCAAATCCGCCTTGAGCGCCTTCAAAACGTTCCCAGCGGACAGCTTAGCGGGCGTTTCCAAGTACTTCCATTGGCGTCCATGGTGGTAGTTCTTGTTGGTCTCGTGGACGTTCACCGCGTATGGCGCCGATGGACCACCCGCATGCAGTGTTACTGTTACATCACTTCCTTGAATCTTTGGCGTCTCGGCATCCAAGGTACTCATCAACGTCCCCGTGTCCCACGGACAATATCGTTCCTTGGACAGGGTAATGATTTCTTGTCCAGATCGGTACAGGCTTGCACTGGCCTCTTGTAAGGCACCCGATCCCAACCTCTTCATCTTGTTCATGAGTACCTTGGACCCATAAATCTCGATTCGGCCATCCATAGTTTGTCAAAGACCTTGAGCACGCAGTCGCGCACGAGTCTTCTTCCACTGCTCAGCCGCCCTCTCTGCGGCTTTTCTTCTAGCTCTGTGCGCCGCTGTTTGCCCCCGCTCAGCTGCAAGGGCCTGCCTAATCCGTCTTTGTATACGTTCCGCCTTCCGACGGTGCAACTCTTCCTCCGTAAGTTTACTACCACCCTTGGTACCGGTACCTCTAGAGGCACCACCACCAGCACTGGTAAACCGTCCGGTGCGCGGGTCGTGGTAAGGGTTGAACTTCTTAACTCTTGTCACCAATGAATCGATCCGCGCCTCTAACCTGCCTATCCGAATACCAATTTTCTCGTTATCCATAACACTACCTCCTTAACTTAGTTTTATCCTCGCAAGTAAAATTTTGTATGGTGATCACCACTATCATCCGGAACGATGTCCCAACTGACTATCTTGGGACTGGAGCCATCCGGCAGAGTGATCTTCGCGTCAGTCGATATGCTGGACGGAATCCCGGCAACCCATACCTGACAATCTGATATGGTATCTTGGCCAGTCACACGGGAGACAACGCGCTGGTGTTTGTGTCGAACGCGTGCCACATAGTCAACTGCTGTACCATAGGTAGGTGCTCCGTAATCGTCTCTACCAGTCACCGGCTGGTAGGTTACGGTATGCGGCATGACGTCGGCCCAGTCGTTGATAGACATATAGTGTTCCTAATCCTCCGTTGCTTGGTCGTCCTGAGTGCCTTCGTAGTCCATCATACCTTTCTTGAACTCGGGCTGGACCACATCACTATCGTCCTCGTTGGCCTCCTTATCGGAAAGTGAAATTCCTCCCGCATAAGGACTGGCGATCTCGATGGTAGCCCTGCGGCGCAACTGCTGGATGAGTTTGCTGTAATGATCTACGAGTTGCGAGAAGCTGGCACTCAGATCACCGATGCTCTTGTCCATCTTGCGGGCATACTTCGACCGCAAGGCTTCGGCGCAGATAATCGCCGCACTATATGGCTCATCCGATGTTTCCGCAAGTGCGTAGTCAACCTCCGCGTCCGTCAGTTGTTGATCGTCGGTATCGGTATCTCCAATTAGGAACCGAACCTGATCCCGAGTACTGGCCGTAGGATCACCACTGTAGGTCCATGACATTCTATTCTCCTTCCAAAGGTACCTGGTCCAAAGAGATCTTTGGGAATGCCGTTAATTTCCCATGAGGACTGGCATCGAGCACTTGAGTCCCCGCCTGTTTCAACTGTGGAGATGTTTCATCAAGTCTTTGGGCCCAGTTAAGGTACATCCTGTTGTTAGGGCGGCATTGCCAGCTGTATCCCTGGTGCCAATGTTGACCACTGTAGCAATAGTCGTATCCCAACAAAACGATTCTTCGGGCGCGTTTGAGGTAGGCGATATTGACGGCCATAAAGCCTGAATTGCCTCCTCCCATGTAAACTTGTCGTGGGTTGGAACTCAACCCGGGAACTGATCTTACGCGCAATAGGTAGATTGCGTTTGAAGGACCAATGGAGAAATCGAAGTCCTCAGGAACGCCGAGGTAGACTTCTCCTAAGAACTTTTCCATCTCCATCCTCCGGTTGTGAATCCAGCACTGGTCCAGGGAGCAGAGAGCCGTAGCCCACGGGATATGGAGAAATGCATCGTTTACTGCGAGGACAGTACAACCTCGCAATCGGCTAAAGTCAAACCCCCTGAGGGACGGCCCTCCCCCAACAATATATACGCTATCCCAAGTAGTCGCGGATACGCTTCCGAAGTTGGCTACGGTTCCCGACATGTCGAACCCCCAACCGCTTACAGGTTTCAACCAACTCCTTGACCGACATCTCGTTCAGCTCGTCCTCCGAAATCAGTACCTTGACGGTCTTGTCTTCTTCGATCGCATGACCGGGGACCGTTGCTGCGGAGTTAGAGGTTGCTGCAACCGATGGAGTCGAACCAACCCCCTGGTACGCAAGGTGCCGAATCCGACACAATGTAGCTAGTCGGTAAGGCATACTTCGCACCGGAGAATCCTTTGGAAGCGGATCGCCGTAACGAAGCGTGACCCCACCGATGATAAGTTTGGGTCTTGTAACCACATACTCACCATCGGTGGGGAATTGTGAATAAGGACGATACTTTCTGTTTGCTGGCACTGTTCCTCCTTCAAGTAGATTGACTGTTACGCTACAACGCCATCCCAGAACGCGCCCAAGTCAGCCGAAATCAACTTCATGTTGAAGGCGATCTCGACCTCCACGCGATCTGAGGCCAAGTTCTCCATGCGGAACCGCTTGATCCGCTGGCCGGCGGGACCGGCACCGACGTACCCTGTCCAGCTGAAAATATATCCAGCCGACGGAGTCATCAGCCCAGGAGCCGGCGGCGCGTAAACCAACAGCGCATCCTTTCCGCCGATGAAGGAGTGGCTCGCACTGGCTCCCTCCTTGGCCGTGTTTTCGATGCCGCGCATAACGACCACAGTCGGAACCTTGAAGATCTGGGCCATCTCAGCCGTGTCCACGATGGCTGCACCGCCCGGAGTCTGGCCAGCCTTAACCCGATCCACGAAGTCAGGATGGTTAACCAGAGCTTTGTAAACCGGATAGCCGAGAACCAAAACATTGGGCTCAAACCCAGTCTTCTGAAGGATCGACTGCTTGGCGTCCCATACGTCCTCGATCGGAGTGGAGCTGGAGTCGTTCCACTGAAGAACCTCACCGGAACCCGGACTGGACGCCGCGCCATCGTAATCGTAGGTCCAAACGCCACCAGTCATGAAACTAGCGGCAAACAACTTTTCCCGCTTGATCAAAGCCTTCAGCGTCACATACTCCGTGGCTTCCCGATCCAGGTTCAGGGGAGCATCGGCGTTTGCACGAATTTGGTCAGGAATGTCCTTATGAAATGCGTATACCGGGCAGTAGTACGTATTGGTACCATCTACCGAGTACCCATTCCCAACCGATTCGTTTCCAGCCGCACGAATTTCCATCTCATCCCTGTTCCAGTAGGCATTGTCGTACACGAAGTACGCATCCGACTGTTTTGCCACCGGGACAATAGGAAAAACTTTATCCGCAACGAAGTTCGTCTGCTTCTGGATGTAGGCGATACTGATGTTCGTCAACGGACGATTTACATGCACATCACTCGCAGTAGGCAAAGGCATAGTTCAATTACCTCCTTTGGTCAATTTGTTTACAGGGTCGCTTTGGACGGCTGGAAGATCATTTTGATGATCTGTCCTGCACCAGTTGCCGATTCCAGAAACACACCTTTGATGTAGTCCCCGGACGCGGCATTCACTGCACGCCCATTCGCGTCAGACGCGGCATCACCACCAGCGGTACAGGTACCGCCAGCCGTAATCTTCGTAATGCCGACACCCACCATAACATTCGCTGCCCGGCCAGCCGCTCCGGGGTCATTCTGCAACACCCCATCGGCGTCCTGACCATCGCCACACAGTGCAGCATATCCAGACGAGTCCACCTTAATGAACCGGTACTGGTAACTGGACAGGTCTGCGGCAGCGGTCAACGTTACGCATTTTCCAAGATTTTCAACAGCCATTGTTTACCTCCTTTGATGTTTGGTTTGAGCTACTTGCCCTGCTCTTCCAAGTACTTGGAGTACAGCTCAGGATCGCGTTTCAGGACAATGTCGACAGCCTCGGACAAGGTCACATTCTTCTCGTCAGCAACGGCTTTGGCACGCTTTTCAATCGTAGACCAAGCACTGGAACCTTCCGCCGCGTCAGAATCCTTGCCCACAGGCGACATCGATTTGGCAATGCAGGAGTTTCCGGCCGCAAACAGCTTCAGGACGGCCTCGCGCTCCTTCTCCTCCAACTTGTCCAACGATTTAAGAACCTGAGCCTTCTCCTCACAAGTCCCCGGAAGCGCGGAAAACTCAGTTTCAGCCCTCTTCATGAGTTCCTGCATATGACGGGCCTCGCGTTCCGCCTTGGCAACTTCCTCAGCAGCTTTTGCGCGCTCTTCAGCTTCCTCCAACTTCTTGCGGACCTCGTCAAAACGCTTCTGGACCTCTTCAGGAACACCTTCAGGAATGTCGGGCCCGGCAGATTTGGCTGCCTTCTCCAGCATCTCCGTCTGGTCCTCCTCAGAGGCGTCGAGGAACTTCGACTGAGTTTCTTCGTCCCAAGACTTGAAAATCTCCTGATGCTCCGGAGACAAGTTGATGACCGTGGCGGCACGCTTCTCGGCCTTCTCTACGGCCTGTGTCGCCTCGTCCAACTGTGCCTCCAGTTCACCGAGTTTCTTCTCCAACTCTTCAACAGTCATATTGCTGTTACCTCCTTGTTCGTGTTTTAGAACATTGGGAATGTCTTCCGGCTTGGCGTCTGGATGAACCTTCTTCCATGCCGCAAGAATCTTTCGTTTGACCCCTGGCAGATCCTTTGCCGGGATCTGAACTTTCTTTCCCCTAAATCCTTTACCCAAAGCCGCAATGGCCATGCCGATCTGGCGAGCAGTCATTTTACCGGTTTCATCGACCAGAGGCAATTTCCAGGTAGAGGGATGATCAGGGTCTGGTACATAAGCATAGTCAGCCGGGTTGGTTCCAACTTGCGCCCGCTTGCTCAAGTATTGTTCCAACTCGGCTTCGTTAAACTCCATGTCCTCACCTCCTTTACGTAAATGTTTGAAGTACCGAATCTGCCGCTCCCTGCGTTCTGCCTCCTCCTTGGTGGCAAAGGTTCCCAAGCGTTTGGAGCCGTCCAACGAGTACAGAACCCACTTACCGTGTTCCCGGCGGATGATCTTCGACACATTCATGGGATTACTTGGAAACCCAGCGCACCAGTGACGCTCCACACTTCGGGCATCGAATTTTGTTACAAGGTTTAGAAGTAGTATGGCGAACCTTGTAACCGCACTGCGGGCATACGCACCATCCGCCAGGTCCGCCAGCCAACGGGCCACCCATACGACCTAATGTAAGTCGCTGAGCCTTCGACAGTCGGTATCTGAGCTGGGAGATCCCAGCCGCCAAACGACCGATACGGAACAAGTTCTCGGCAGGGATTTGAATACCATCGGAAGCCTGATCTGCTGTATTCTTAGACACATCCTGGTACACCAGCCGTACTGGGACAGCGTCGCCAAGCGTCACCACAGGACCATCATCGTCGTACGATATCTGGTACGGGATACGATAGAGATTCCCATCGTGCTCCACCACGACGTTGTCCTTCCAAATGTCGCGGATGTAAGGAACTGCGATTGGCTCGCCAGAAGTCTGGTCCGGCCTGAACCGATCCTCCAACGCTTCTCTTACAGCGTTTTCTACAGTCCCCCAACTGGAGTTCCGACGGAGAGCCTTGCTCACGTGCCGTCCGGGAATAATCGCCCGGAACCGACTGTACTCACTTGGATCGTGCTGGCGAAACCTGAGAGTATTCCCGGACTTGGGCTTGTCCAGATCGCCCACCTTCATCTTGCGATCCTTTAACCACTTCTTGGCACGCTCCTCCGTCCACTTATCTGTGTCGAAAACGACACTTTGAATCTCGGAGCCACCCTCGGGTTTAAACCCAATGATGAGCTTCAGTCCGTCAGTTTCGTTAGAAGCCTTCTCCACGTCGTCCAAGTCCTCTGCAGAACCGTCATATCGCTTGGCCAAAACGATTCTAGCCTTCCTGTTCGCCGGACGGTCCACGAGAGACACCTCATCCAATTCCACATCGGAGAGTTTCTGTTTCTTCATGCTGTCCTCCTTCAATCTTCAATCAACTTTCGGCGTCCGCGGCCATGGATACTGAAGCCAGAGTAGTTGCCTTTCTTTATCTGCTCCCAAACTTTGTCGTCATTGACCTTGAACCCAACCCACCATCCAACTTTGCCGAGATCCACGCCGAGGGCCTCTTGCTTGTCCTTGGTGAACGCTATGGACTCTACTAGTTTTGCTACTTGGATTGGTCGCTCGCCATCGCGCTTGTGCATAACGCCGCCAACACGACTATCCACCACAAAACTGTAGGCCATCTTCTCCATCTCGGACTCGTCAATCTGATCGCCTTGTAAGTCGGTAACCGGCTCGCCATTCTCCTCGACAACTGATGCCCAACCGAACACCAGCTGCTTTTCGTCGTCCAGCTTAGCAACAGTACCTTCAATCTGGATTCCTTCGTCCAACAGATCTGTCGTCATATCCTTCACAATACTTATCCCCCTTGGGCGCTCAACCCTGTCAATGGACGCAGCGTCATTGTTCTCAGAAAACTTGCGGGCGGCTTCTTCGTCCTGAAAGTAATGTTTAGATCCATCCTCCAACACCACTTCCCACACGCTACCATCGTCAGACCCCGATGGCCGGTTTACGTGTACTTGACTGGCTGTGGGCAAATTCTTGTTCACGCTGGGCTCTTTCTTCTTGTCCAACTCTGACAAACGGTCCAACTCATCCTTTGTGGGGGGTCGAACACTACGTGAGAGCGCCTTTGCTTCGAGTGACGAAAGTTTTGATCTAATGATTGAATCCTCAAGTTCCTTCTTCATGATAATCCTCAAAGTAGCTGCGCGTCTACTATATTCACGCCTTCAGGGCCCTTCTTGATGGACCGAATGAACATCTTAGTCCCACGACCCAGCAAAAACTCACTCTCTCCATGAGTAAGTGCCCCAATTGAGTGTCCACCGGACGCCTTGTTCACGTCCAAAGCATGGGAACCTTTGGGAGCCGAGATCTTCAACAGATACTTGTTGTACACTGGTGGCTTCGTTCCTGGACGAGAAAACGCTGCTAATGGCTCCTCCTTGGCAAATCTCAATCCAACAGACTTGCTGCTGCTGGTGGATGTAAAAGCCGGACTTGTAATGACCTTCTTCTCGGCTCCGGCAAACGGATCTGGAGGTGCTTTTATCTTCCTGCGGGTGATGTAGCCGTCTGGGGAGGCCGGCCGAACCCAATCCTTAGCCAGTACAGTAACTCCACGGTACAAAACGGCGTCGTTTTCCAGCTTGCTACGTGAAATCATATTGTCCAGTATATTCGCCTCGTTCTCCAAGATTTTTGGAAGTGACTCGCCTTTGTAAAGGCTCTCGTTAATCATGGAGGCGTGGCCCATACGGTAGTCCACTAAAACACCTCGCTCCTTCTTGGAGAACCGACCAGAAACAGTCGTCTTCGGAATGGTTTCTCCTCCAGAAGCTCCTCCTTTGGTGCTGCAGAACCTTCCGGTTCCGGGCTCGTGGCAAGGGTTGTACTTTTTGACTTTGTCTAGTACGGAGTTGACACGATCCTCCAACGTATTTAGCCGATCGATCAAGTTCTGGCCCACCGTCTTGAGGACTTCGTCGCTCACTACGCCATCGGTGATAACAGCTACTTTCTCGTCAACAATTAGCGAGGCCAATGTATGGGCTGTTTCGGCAACATCGTTATCGTTTACCTCGGTGGCCAGCTTAGCCAACTCCTGTACGCAGGAATCAACCTCCTCCGTCACGCCAACAGTAAACCACATCTTCAAATTTGGGTAATCGTCAGCCGCGGCGATGAGCGCGGAGTACCCAGCATTGGACGCGAACTGCCCTAAACTCCGTTCCGCGTTTGCGACTTCGACACTCACTTCAACACCTCCGCCAAATCTTCGATGGACTTGACCTTCTTCATAGAACTCAATCGAAAGCTCCCAACTCCTTTGGCAAAGTAAAACTCTGGGTTGCGTTGCCGCCGATCGACTACCACGGTATATGGCCTTGCGCGCAAGCGCCGTGCCGCACGGATCTTGCGTATACGGCTTTCCGGGTGCATGGTGATCTTGTTGTTCTTCTGATCTACCAGTGTTTTCACTTCGACAGCCACCTTCGGGCCCAACAGGTCGAACGCATCATTGTCCTTGGTTCGGTTCAAACCCAACTTCTCGGACAAGAGCTTCTCACTGTGGTCAGCGATCCTCTGTTTCTCACGTGTTGCTGGTTTGTACGTCAATTTGGCGCGAAGGCTTCGGTCTGGGACCTTAACACCGGCACCACCGGCACTGGTAAACCGTCCAGTGCGCGGGTCGTGGTAAGGGTTGTACTTGGCTATAGGCCAGAACTCTGTGTCGAGACCCGCGAGGTTCACTACAGATCCTTCAGCCATGAGATTCTCTCCTTGTTCAACTGATACACGGGAAGCCGTTTGAAGTGATCCACAGACATGCCTTGGCGTTTCAGCCAATCGCGAAACTCCTCCGCAGAGTTCACCGGTGGGGTCCAAGCCCGTTTTATCCAATCGGCATTCAGGTCATCGACGTCAGGATATAGCATGATCATTTACTCACCAACGTTTTGGACAGTTGCCGCGCAAGGCCCAGCGAACTTCGCTTCTCACCAAGAAACCGTACGTTGGTAGCAGCTGCTTGATACTTTCCACCAAGTACCACGAACTCATGCTCGGCTATATCACCTATGCCTGTAGCTGCTGTGGATAGAATACGCTCACGTGGAACTTTAGTAGAAACTACTAAACCCAACTCTTTGGAACCCAACGGAGTAGGAGGCCCGGCGAAACTTATTGCGATCCGTGCGTTGCTAGAGAATGACGACATGGGTTGAAGCGAAATATCAGTGATCACTGAAGTCTTGGTTGCTTCCTTCGGCAAGTTCTTTGCTGGAACAGAACGCATACCACGATGAAGCCAGATTTCCTTGATTCCTGCTTGTTCGAGTGTCTTCTGTGTGTGCTCGTAATTGGCACGCAGGAATGCCCGCAACGCGCTTTTATGCTTACTAAGTAATTGTTTCACTGATTGTCGAACATCAGGGGAAGCGAGCTTCCGCACAAACGCACCCGTCAATCCGAACTCCTGTTTCGTTAGTTGTTGCAAAGCAATAGATACTACGTTCTCATCATGCGATGACAGGGCCCAACGATTCCTTAACATGCGAACAGTTTCTTGAACCAGGTCCGAAGACACCCGTCCGGAGACTCCTTGTACTTCCTTCACGTACCGAATGAAGGCACTATTGTCCTTCAACCGCTCCACAATTGCCTCGATGGCATTACCCTCCACATCGTCCCCGAATATGACGCTCTGCATCAGCTTTTGGCCTGCGCGTTCATGTTCTTTCAACTCATTCATAAGAGCTTTTCGATTAGAGTAACGAGGTATGGGCACTCCCTCAGGGATAGTAGGAGCTGTACGAGACGGCCGTCGGATTCTTGTCGGTCTAGCTTCCACAAAACTCAAACCTACCGTGCAACGACAGTTAGGATGCGCCGGAGGGTAGTCAATCGGGCCATCCGGACCCATAAACGGTTCGTCGAGTGGAACACCATCCTTATTCATGTCCCGGATCTGACGGCAAAGGGGACAAGGAATCGTAACAATCCATTTCCGTCTCGTTCGGTCGGCATCCAAAAGACCTTGTTGTCGTGCTTGTTTCCATGCCTCCAATTGTCCCGCGTTGCTGGCTCGTATGGTCTCAGTGCGGGCAATTGTCCGAGCGCGATATTGCAGGTAGCGCTGGTGGTAGCGATCCACCATAGTATCAACCTTGTCTCGACGAATCCCAGCCCCTTGCCTAATAGCTCTCCAAATTGATGGATCGAATCGTCGATCGCGCAAAGCACGCGTAAGCGCCTCTCGTAGCTTTGCAGGGTCACCCGATTCCAACATGCGCCGGAAGTTCCAAACGGCTCGGGATTGTCGCCTCGTGAGCCCAATCATGTTGCGGATGTCGCGTGCCTGGGAATAAGGATGTCCTCCCTCACGAAATGCCTCTTGGACTACTTGCCCAATGGCTAACCGACTCTCCTTGGACATCTCCCGAATAAGCGAAAACGTATATCCAGATAGGAACGACAGTGCTGTGGGGCTGAGGGCATCGAACGCCATGGTGAACCCCACGGAGGCTTTCTGAACGCTCACGCGATCGAGCGCCTGAACCCCAGCCTGTGCACCTTGTTCGAACACTTGAGTGATAAGTGACTGGAACGATGTCTTACCGGGAGGAAGACCCGCGCCCTTTGCAGCCTCCTCCAACCGGTGCTCCAAATCCAAGTATTGAAGCAGCCCATTCACGTCCTGCCGAAGTAGGAATGGAACCATCCCTTTGTTGGTAAGCTGCCTTCTAACCGCGTCTACCATATCCAAAAACGCCTGCTCCAGCTTGGGGATGTTCTTGTCGATAACTTGATCAATCGGTTGTGGACGCGCTTTCTCCAGGACGACTCGATGTTGAGTCAGGGGCCGCACTACCGCCCCGACAACCTTGGACACGGGAGCCAGCTGCTGACCTACAACGACTGAGTACACGATTATCCCACCGTGTGAACTATCTAGAATGCCAGTTCCGGCAAATCTCGTGACGTCTACGCAATCCGTAGACCTATCGAAGTACCTTTACACAGGGTACGACCCAAAATTGGCTTAGGGATGAGATTTGTGGTGTATCTTACGCCGTCTCAGCGGTCTGAGACTTCTCCGGCAAGTTGGCGATCTTGCGCAAGTAGCGCTCCAAGTCCTCATCCGGGAACAGCGGTGCGCCCGCCCCAGCCAGCGCGGTAACGTAAGCGCCAATCTCCTTCAGGTCCGGTGTCTCGATATCCTCATGGACCAGATGAGGAATGTTGTCCGCCTTCATCCCGTTGATCTCCAACAAGCGCGGAATAGCATACCGGTTCATTACTGACGCAATGCTCTTCAAGATTGCGCCCAGGCTGGTTGCGAACAGCTCCGTCTTGCTGGAGCTAAGTGCGAAGCTTCCCACGTTGCTTTGGCCCAGCAGGATAAAGTCTGCCAGGACCGTCATGGCAATCCGCTTGTCGTAACGGTCGATCACCTTGGTGATGTCGATTTGCCGATTGCCTGCACTACTGAGCAACTCGAATCGCAGCTGCTCGCGTCCTTGATCATCGTAGACCAGCGGGAGCAAAAGTCCTTCTTGCTCATCGCGTCGCACATTGCGCAGGATCTTCTTCAGGTCCGTCTCATATTTCTGGTAGACCTCTGCGGACCTGTAGATCACTGGAAGCCCAGCCAAGTCCCGCTCAATTCCAATCGCCTCAATCTCCTCAATGCGGCGTTTCAAGTACCATGGCCGATAACAGTTGCGCAGGATTGACCGGCCTTCCGGGTTTCCCTTGTGGATTCCCAATCGGAACAGAAGCCCACGTTCAATGGGTATGGAT